CCCCCCAGCCCCCTCCTCGTCCGTAAGTGGCTACAGGACTGCCCACACGCAACCACACCCGCACACAAGCAAGCCATCCAGGAAGCCGAGGCCGCCCAAGCCCGCTACTGGGCAGCAAACGACATCACCCCCGGCGCTGAAAACGTCCAAACAACCGGGAAAGTCATCGCCTCCAGTAGCCTCCTCGGCGCATCCATGACCTACGCCGACACCACCGACACCCGCGTCAAAGCCCGCGAGCGCGCCGCCGAAACCTTATGCCTCGAGGCGCGCCTAATCCTCGGCCTCGCGGGCCTCAATCCGCAGCCCCCACTGGTGGTCGGCTAATGAGCGCCCAGGGCATTCTCGCGATCTACGGGGTTCACGAGGTCACGCTGCACAGGATGCGGCGCACCCCTTATGGCCCCAAACCCGACGGGGATGGCACCCGCATTAGCGGGGTGTTTGTGGCGGAAACTCAGAAACTCGTCCGAGACAAGAACGGTGCGGAAACCGTGTCGACGGCCCAGGTGGCCGTCCCGCACGGTACCCCCATCAACCTAGACGAGGAGCCTACTGTGACGCTTCCCTCTGGGCGCACGAGCCGCGTCCTGTCCGTCAGCCGCGGTGATCCCGGTCCGCTGCCTCTGCCCGCGCACGATGTCTGGAACATCGAATGAGCGGCGCGGAACTCACGTGGAATGGTGGTCGTGTCAGCCGTGCTGCTGCTCTCGCTGCGGAAGTCGGTCTCCGGCGTGCCGCCGAGCACCTGCGAGGCGTGTCCCAGCAGGCTGCGCCTGTGGATGAGGGTACGCTTCGCGCCTCAGCGGCAGTGACTGTCCTCGATGGCGGCACCCGCGTTGCCGTGTCCTACAACACGCCCTATGCGGCGCGTCAACACGAGGAACTCGGATGGCGTCACCCTAAGGGCGGGCGCGCGAAGTACCTGGAAGGCCCCGCCCGCGAGGAGGAGGCCACGATGCGGGACATCATTGCTGCGGAAGTGAGGAGGGCCGCCCAGTGACCGCTATTCCCACGATGCGGGACATCACGAGGGCGGTGTGTGAGCGCCTCAACCGCGCGGGCGTCGCGTACTGGCCCGGCGAAGACGGCGCCTACACGCTCACGCCCGGCGGCCCCCCGCCCGTGTACGCCAAACGCCTGCAGGCCACGCCCGAAACGGCGTTCGCCGTCACCGCATACCAGATCGACCCGACCATCACTCCCGACAGTAACGTGACGGTGGCGCGGGTCCAAGTGAGGGTCCGCGCGCCATACGACGCCGACCCGCTCGCTGACGCGGCGCTCGCGGCTCTTCACGGGGTGCACCATCAGATGTGGGGTGGTCTCCGTGTTGCGCGGTGCGCGCACCTGTCTGCCCTGCAGCTCGGCGCAGACCAGTCTGGTCTTGACGAGCGTAGTGACAACTATGAACTCCACATCACCAACACATGACAGAAAGGCTATGATCAATGGCACCTGAACCCGCAAAGCCCGCCACCAACTCTGAGGTCGGGTTCTCCTACGAACTCGGCGTCGACATCGAAATCACCGAAGGCAACTGGCAGAGTGTCCGATTTGCCAAGGCGATCGCCCCTAACGCCGAAGCCAAGACTCAGGACGGCCAGACCTATGACGACCTAGGTGCCGACCATCCGATCAAGGTCGGCGAGTCCTGGACTCTCACCCTCGAGATCCAGCACCAGCGTCTTACCGACGGGAAGTACCTCCCCGAGGTGGAGGCGTTCAAGGCCGCGACTGAGCCCGACGCGCTCGGCAACAAGGCCCCCGTCCACGTGCGGTGGTACGACAAGCCGGCAACCGGGAAGGCCAACCCGGACGACGCATACGAGGGCTTTGGCACGGTGTCGATCACGCGCAGCCAGACCGGCACGAACGATATCGGCGGATGGAATATCACCGTCACCGGGCAGGGGCCGCGCAAGAAGATCAAGAACCCCCTGAACGCCGCCGGCTGACACGCGCAGCCAGACCGCCTCCTGTGCCGGGGTCCTCACGTCCACTCAGAGGACCCCGGCACCCCTCACCCCGACGCAAACTACAAGTCAAGGACCCCAGCAGTGAACCTCACATCTTTCCTCCCCAAGCCATTCACGATGACATGCGGCACCTGGGAGATCACCAGCCCCGTCCCCACCGTCGAAGCCGGGAAGCTCATCACGGCCTTTCAGGCCATGCAAGCCGAGCAAGCCCGCCGCATCGACGCCGGCGAACCCCCACTGACAGACACTGAGGTCGAGGGAATCCCCACCAGCTTTGACGAACTCGCCCCCATCGTGTTGGGTGCCGAGCAAATCACAGCGCTTGAAGCAGACGGGTGCCCGCCCGCCTACATCCACAGCGCCGCATTCGCGGCCGTCATCTACTGGGCCAACGGCGGAAGCGAAGCCGCTGTTGCCGCTTACCTGGCCACAATCAACGCCGCAGGCCGAGACACGAAGAACGCACTTGACCAGGCATTCAAGGACGCGGCCCCAAAAGCCCGGACCCGCAAACCCTCGAAGAATGGGCGCCGTACGGCATAGGCACCCCCATAGGCGTCGGCGAAGACGGCACCCCCGTCTACGCCGAATACAAGGCCCCACGCGACCCACAACAGCCACAAGCCAGAACCACCTGGTGGAGCATCATCACCGCCTGGGACGCCGTCACCGCCGACCTCGCAGAAGTCTTCCACCTACACGAGTGGCGCGCACAAAACGACCCCTGGCCGCCGGTACGGACCCTCATCCTCACGTGCGCTTCCACACCAGGGACACGCACACACGCCGCCCTCACCCAATGAAAGGAACGCGACCGTGGCTCTCGACGTCGGCAAGCTCGCTTTCTACCTGACCATGAACGACCGCGAGTTCACGGAGGGCATGGACAGGGCAGAAAGCAAAGCCCACGGCCTCGCCAACACAGCCAAACAGGCAGGGCAAACAGTAGCCACGATGTTCACGGGCGCCGCAGCAGCGACCGGCGGCGTCATTGCCAGCCTCGTCAAGACAGGCGCAGGCTACAACACGCTCCAGCAGAACAGCCGCGCCGCCTTGAAGACACTCCTGGGATCCACCGAGGCCGTCAACGAGCAAATGAGCAAGCTCAACGACCTGGCGTCTCGGAGCCCGTTCGCTAAGACGGCGTTCATCACCGCACAGCAACAACTCCTAGCCTTCGGCGTGGAGGTCGAAAAGACGATCCCCATGCTCGACGCCCTCCAAAACGCGGTCGCCGCCACCGGAGGATCCAGCCAGAACCTACAGGACCTAGCGTTCATCCTCGCCCAGATCAAAGCCGCAGGAAAGATCACAGGCCAAGACCTCCTACAGCTCGGGCAACGAGGCATCAACGCCGCCGAACTCATCGGCCAATCGTTCGGCAAGACCGCCACAGAGATCAAGAAGGACATCACAGACGGGAAAATCAGCGCCGACGACGCCCTCGACGCCATCACGACCGGCATGCAAACCAAGTTCGGCGGCACCACAGACCTCGTCAAACAGCAATGGTCCGGCGCCGTCGACCGCATCAAAGCAGCATGGCGCGACATGGGCGCCGACATCGCCGAACCGTTCATCAGCCCCACGGGCGGCGGCAAGGCGGTCGTCTGGGGCAACCTCGTCGCAGACACACTACGATCGGTCCAGAAGAAGGTCCGCGAACTCGTCAAATCGTTCACGAACCTCGGCGGCGGCGGATTCGACAAGATCACCCACGGCCTACAACAGGTCAACGTATGGGTATCAAAGATCAACACGGCACAGCTCGTCGCCGACCTACACAGGCTCACCAAATACGCGCCCCTAGTCTCCTCCCTCGGAGCCGCTTTCACGACCCTCGGCGCCCGCTCAATCCCCGTCATCGGCGGCCTCGCAGCGTCAGTGAACCCACTGCTCGTCGCAGTGGTCGCCCTCGCAGCCGCAAGCCCGCAGGTACGCGCAGTCGGTCAAGCATTCACCAACGGATTCGCACCCGCTGTTCCGGCGCTCGCGGACGCTGCCCGCGCTATCGGTGACCTGGGGATGACGATCATTGCCGAGCTTTCTCCGAGCCTCACCCAGGTCGCCGGAGGCTTGGGGATCTTCGCTGGGAAGCTTGTCCCGCTGGTGACGCTGGCCGCTGAGGCCGCAACGGCGCTCTTGCCCCTCGCGACGACTGTCCTACAGCTCGCGACAGCTGTCCTACAGCTGCCGTCGCCTGTCCTGGCCGCCGCCGCAGCGTTCCTCGCGCTACGCGGCCCCGCCTCGCAACTGGTGTCCACGATCACCAGCCTGTCAGGTCCCCTCAAGACAGCGGGCGCTGCTATCAGCCTGTTCATCGGGCAGGCAGCCAATACAGGCGTGGTTGACGCGGCACGCCAGTCGTTCTCTGGTCTGGGGTCGTCCCTGGCGGGCCTCGTGTCCCCCGCTGGGCTTGTCACGGCGGGATTGACCATTCTTGTGGGTGTCCTCGTCGCGTACGCCCAGCGTAAGGCGGAAGCGAATCGGAAGGCTCAGGAGTTCGCGGACACGCTCGACAAGGAGACTGGGGCGGTCACGGAGAACAGCCGCGCATGGGTCGCCAAGCAGGCGGAAGAACAGGGCCTTATCGCGCAGTACAAGAAGATGGGCGGTAACGCGCGTGACCTGACGAATGCTCTCCTGGGTGAAGCGGGTGCGCGTGACCGCGTTAATCAGACTGTGCAGGCGTACGCGGATAAGCATCAGTCTGAGATGACGACCTATGATCGTCAAGGCAACCTGGTGCGTAAAGCGGGTAACGCTGTAGACGAGTTCAAAGGGAAACTTGACGGGCTCGCATCCGTCACTGAGGAAGGTGTAGAGAAAAACAAGCGGCTCGCGGAGGCGACAGAGGACAGCACGGTCGCGTTTGAGCGGCAGCAGGCAATCCTCGACCGCGCTGCAGACGCGCTACGCGCCTACTCTGCCGCGCAAGGCAACCTCACCGACGCCAACTACCGTGCCCACGACGCTGTCGAGAAACTCAACTCGACGTTCGCGGAAATGACGAGCGTGACTCGTGACGCGAGCGGGTCAATCGACTGGTTCGAGCAGTCGAACCGGAAGTTCATGGAAACAAGCCGTGACACAGTTCAGGCGCAGAACGACCAGCTCAACGCCATGAAAAACGCGGGAGCCACGCAGGAAGACCTGAACGCGAAGATCGCCAGCAACCGCGCCTACTGGGAGTCATGGGCGTCACAACTGGGGATGAGTGCGGACGAGACACAGGACTTCATCACGAAGCTCGGTCTTCTCAGCAGCGTAGAGTCAACGCGCATCGACATCACGACGTACGCGGACACGGATGAGGCTACGGCGGCGGTCCAGTCGTTCATTGACAGCGTCCGGTCAAACCAGGATGGATTGATGACGATCAACGCGGACAACGCGCCGGCCATTGATTCGCTCATGCAGGCAATCGGTATCACCCAGAACAGTGACGGGACATACACGATCAACGCGAACGACGACCCGGCAGTCGCCGCCCTCCTCGCGTCCCTGGGCATCGTTGACTCCTCGACGGGCACCGTCACGATCGACGGCAACAACCAGTACGCAATGAACCAAGCGAACGCCGCCGTCTCCGCGATCAACGGCATGGACCCATCAATGTCCATCCGAGGGACAGACAACGTCTCATCGGTCGCGCAGTCCATCTTCAGTAAATGGAACGGGTCGAGCATCGTCATGAACATCGTTCAGAAGGTGATCGGCTCCAACATGAACGGCAGCGTCACCGACTACTACGCGAACGGTGGCATTGAGTTCTACGCGAACGGTGGCCGCCGCGGGGAAAACCACGTCGCGCAGATCGCACCAGCCGGGGCATGGCGAGTGTGGGCCGAACCCGAGACCGGCGGCGAAGCGTACATCCCCCTAGCTTCCACGAAACGGGGCCGCTCCCGAAGCATCCTCGCTGAAGTCGCACGCCGTTTCGGAGACGTGTACATCCCCGCCGGATCTACGGCATACGCGAACGGGTCACCCACTAAGGACACGCCTGCCACAACCAATATCCATGTGACGGCATATGTCACTAACCCATTCACGGGCGAGGAAGTGCGGGCGTACGCCCGAACGGAGGCCGTGAAAGTCACGAGGAGCGTGCTATGACCGTCAAAACATGGCTGCACAAGGACACGGGCCTCCCAACGTTCTACCTTGACAAGCAGGACCTGAACGTGCCCGTGTATGCGGGGTCTCGGCTGGTGCGAGCGGCGGAGAACAACGGCGGGGCCGTCGTGTTCTCCGACCCATTCGCCACCCCAGGCGTCCCCACCGTGTACACGTTCAAGCTGCGGACAGTGACCATGACGCGGCCCGGCACGACGATGGGCACACAGATCGTCACAGACATTCAAGGCCGCCAGATCCCGGGGCTCGGCGCACAGCCAGTACCAGTGATGAACACGTGGAAGTCGTCAGCGAAGGTGTGGGAGACGGGCGCCGTACGGTACCCGCCGATCACGTCACTACGCACGGGGGAAACCCAGTTCATCCTGTACGACCCCACCCGCGAGGCCGACGTGTGGGACCTCCTCCAATCCCACACGCCACTCATCATCACCACTGGCATGCCTGTCCCCGGGCGCCAAGAGATGAGGGCCGTCGTCGTCTCTGACGTTACCCAAACGTGGATAGGGCACGTCGGATACCAGCGGTGGAACGTCAAGTGGACCGAATACACGGGACCAACCATGACCACCGCGAGCGCCCTAACCTGGGGTACCGTCCAAGCCAAGTGGAGATCGTGGCGGCACATGAGCTGGGCGCAGGCTGCCCACGAGTTGACGGGAATGCCGCTGTGAGGCCGGGGCCGGGCGCGCAGATCCTGGCAGGTCCTACGTGCGTGACACCTATCGTCACCAGTGAGTTCCGAGGCGTGTTAACGCCGATCACGGCGTGGAATGTGCAGGTGGAAGCATCGGCCGGGCGTGGCGTCCAGGCGCGCCTCACCATCACTGCGTCGCCTGCCATGGTCCCCAACACGTGGGATGACCCGCTTGCCTGCTATGGGCAGCGCCTGCACGTCGATGCCCGCGTCTCTACGCCTATGGGCGAGTGGGACATTAAGATTGGTGTCTACCAGATCGAGTCTTGGGAGGAGGCCGATGATGGGACGGTCCGGGTAGAGGCCCTTGATCTTACGCAGCGCCTTGAGAAGAATCCGATGCTGTGGCCGTCCTCTCCTCCCGAGGGTGCGACGCTCGCATCCGAGCTGCAGCGTCTTGCCGGCGAGCCAGATGATGGTGGGATCCCAACAGCTGTTACTCGTAACCAGGCGATCGCCCGCGCCTACGAGTGGGGTACCAGCCGCCTTGAGGCGATCCAGAAGCTACTCGAGTCCATGGGCATGATCTACCTGGTCACTCCGGAGGGAGTACTGTTGGCGTCGGAACCGAGGACGCTAGAGGTGGCGGTGGAGAGGTATACGGGCCAAGATCTTCTCATCCAGGCCAACCGTCGGAGCCGCCCGCGCGGCCCCAACAGGTGGATGGTCACCGGAAACCAGCAGGGCGAAGCAAACACGGCCTGGTCGGCCGTCGTCGACAACTTCGAGGACCCCCGCTACCGGGCTTCCTCCTACGGCGTCGTCACCGACCGGAACACCATGGATATCGCCGACACCGCCGACGCCATCTACGCAGCGGCCGAGACATACAAACGCAACGCAATCGCAGCGTCAGGCGCCCGGTCCCTACAAATCGTCATGGACCCACGCCTCGAGCTGGGCGACGTCATCGATGTGAGCGTCACCCACGACGAGACCCCGGAGACACTACGCGGGCGAGTCACCGGCTACTCAATGACACTGGACGACCCAGCGCAAACCATGCGCGTCGACGTGGAAGTGAACGACGGACAATGAACGGACTCTCCCCCTGGCTTGACCTGACCCCCACACGGCGGCCGCCCGACGAGGGAATCATCATGGGAACCGTCGTCTCCATCTACGACCAGGCGACCGGCCTCGTCGAGGTCCACGTCGACGGAGCACCGGCTGGGCAGACCGTCATCACGCCATCCGCCGCAGGCCTGACCTACATTGGCGCGAGGGTCCGGGTCTCCCGGGACACGTCGGGCGCCGCCACCATGGCACACGCCCCCACCGGACGCGCACCCACCGGCACCAAGACCGTAGCCGTCGGCGAGACCGGGCGCGCACTGCAGGACCTGACGGGCCGCGTCAACAACCTAGCGGACACCAGCGACACCGATATCCCAGTCCTAGGCTGGGACTCCGGGATCCGCGCCGCCGGCGTCGACGTGCCCCCCACGTACTGGAACCGGCTCCCACTGTTCAACGGCGGCGCGCTCGCGGCGTGCGCTGGGTTCGGCGTCAACGGTGAGACGGAAGCCTATGAGGTCCCTGTCCTGGTCCCGGGCTTGTACGCTGTCTCCGGGCGCGTGCATGCCTGGTCAACGTCGTGGGATGCGTCGGTGACGGCTGGGATCAGCGTCCACCGCGCGGGCGCGGATACACCGACGAACGTCCTCGATACGGAGCCGCGCGGGGAGGCGTACGCGCCCCAGTCGCATTACGCGTGCCCGACGGCGTACGGGATTGTGAGGCTCGCGAAGGGCGACACGATCAGCCTCCTAGTACATAACGCGCAGGCGTCGACGGTGGGCATGTGGGGGTGGGCGATCAGCGCACACCTCGTCTCTAAGACGACAGAGAGGAAGAAACCGTGATCAAACGGTGGAATGGGGTCCAGATTCCAGGCCCCATGGACGACTACCTGGGGTCGTGGCCGGTGACAGCCGACAGTATCAAGAACATTCAGACGTGCTCAAACCTCGCGGCGGCCAACGCGATCGTCAACGCCGCCAAGGCCGACGGAGTCGTCATCTCTGAGTACGACCCTGTGTTCGTGTACCGTACAGACCTTGGGTGTCTGACGGCGTGCAACGGCAGGGGCTGGGCGGACGTGTCGGGCCGTAATCTTCCGTGGCAGACGATCCCCGTCGCGTCGGGGTGGAATGTCGCTGGCGGGCATTCGCCGACGATCTGCATGCGCGGAGGCGTAGTGCAGCTAGCGGGCGCTGTTGTCTCGGCCGGCGGCGACCAGGACAACATCCTGGTGATCCCCGAGGCATTCCGCCCGTCATCGGAGATGTTCATTGGAGCATCCGTGACAGCGAACGGTTCAGACTTTGAATCGACGTACGCGGAACTGAGAATCCAGACGAATGGCCGTCTGGGGATCTACAGATACACGACGGTGAGGACCGGCCACGGCTGGATCCTCCCGATCAGCGCGACGTACATCCCCTGGTAGGCCCGCTGCTTGAAAGCTACCCCCATCGGCAACACCCACCGCGGGGATTTCCTACCCACTAGAAAGAAGAGGACGCATATGGGCAGCTACACGCCCGCACACTACTACGAGGGACGCGAGAAGCCACTGCGCCTCATCGTAATCCACACGATGGAGGCACCAGAGTCCCCAAAAACCGCAGAGAACATCGCAGCATATTTCGCGTCCGGGAACGTCGTCGCATCGGCCCACGCCTGCGTCGACCAAGACAGCGTCGTCGTGTGCCTGCCCCCATCCGACACTGCATTCGCCGCACCCGGAGCGAATGCCGATGGCTACCAAATTGAGCACGCAGGCTACGCGTCTCAAAATGATGCCGGATGGGCCGACGCCGAATCACAGTCGATGCTGCGACTCTCGGCAGCTCACGCCCGCGCGATCGCGCTCGCGGCTGGGATCCCGCTGCGTCACCTGTCAGACGCCGAGCTGGCCGCAGGGGCAGCCGGTTTCGTGGGGCACGACCAGGTGTCACGCGTCTATAAGCGATCTGACCATTGGGATCCGGGGACTGACTTCCCCTGGGACCAGTACATGGGACTCGTCAATAACGGCGAGGCCGACACCGAAGAAACTCTGATTGTCCACGAGGAGGACACTATGCATTTCGTCAAGTCCGCACAGACGAACACTATCTTTGCCGTCACGCCCACCGATGTTGTGGCGATTGGTAGTGCCAAGCTCTGGGGAGACCTCGTAAAGGCGTACGGCCTGTCTAACAGCTACGAGGTGACCCTCGACAATGGCGACATTGCTGCAATCGCAGCAGATGCCGCCGCTCGCCGTGCGCGCCTGGTGGCTGAGGTAGCCGCTACCGTCGGCAACATCGACCCCAGCAAGATCGCCGAGTCCCTGGCTCCAGCCATCGTCCCCCCACTCCTTGCAGCCCTCACGGACGCGGGAGCGGCTGGGCCGGCCCCCGGTCAGGGACGGGGCCCCCCCCCGCAGGGGGGG